ATGGTATGGATTTCAAAACAGAACTTTCAGAAATGAAGAGCGGACTTGCTGCTTTTATGGCAGAAGTTAAGCAGCGTTTCAATGAAGTTCCTGCTGAACCCGTTGAAGCTGCGTTTGGTGAGTTGACACTTGTTGACGGCACAATCGTAGTATTTGACGGTGACGAATTGAATGTTGGTAGCATGTTGTCTGTTAAAACTGAGGAGGGTGTAATACCTGCCCCAGACGGAGTGCATGAAACTACCGACGGACTGCTTGTAACTACCAAAGACGGAGTTGTTGAACTTATCGAAGAGAAAACAATGCCCGTTGAGGAAGTTGAAGTTGAAAATCAATTCGCATCGCTGGAACAATTTGATGCTCTGCGTGCCGCCAATGAGGAAATGGCAAAGAAAATCGCCACCCTCGAAAACGCCCTTATCAATGTGTTGGGCAAAGTAGAAGAAACTTTCAGCGTGTTTGAAAAGTTTGCATCTGCTACACCTGAGCCGACTAAAAAGCCATTCGGAACAGCTAACAAAAACAAAGAGGAAAATTTTAATGGCTTTCTTTCCGCAATCAAAAAAATCAAATAATTAAATAATCATGGCATTTGACGTAACAGGTTTATCGAATTACACCAAAGAGGAGAGCTTAAATCTTCTGACCAAAGCCATGTTCAGTGCAAAAACCGCTTCATTGTTGAACGGTGCTGGACAGGTTCTCCCCGGTATCAAAAGCGCAGAAATACTGCCCCTGCTTTATTCTGACGTTTATTTTCAAACTGACAGCTGTTCTTACCAGACCAGCGGTAACACCACCCTTTCAAAGCGTACTTTGACCGTAGGTAAAGTAAAGGTACAGGAAACCCTTTGCCCCAAAGACCTCGAAACCAAATACACTCAGAAAGCGTTGAACGCTGGTGAAGCTATCGACATGGGTGTTTTCACCGAGCAGATTGGTAACGAAAAAGCTGCTAAAATTGCCGAAGCTATCGAAACTGCTATCTGGCAGGGTGACACCACTGGTGGCGTTGGAAATAACGGCTACTGGGATGGTTTCTTGACTATCCTCGGTGACCTCGGATTTGGCGGTGCTGGCGACCCTATCAAGGGTAACGTAGCCAACGCTTACACTTCTATCACTGCTTCAAACATCGACGACATCATCGGAACAATCTATGGTGTTATTCCTGCTGAACTGCTGGGCAAATCTGACCTGTTTATCGCAATGGGCGTTGACACTTTCCGCAAGTATCGTCAGTGGCTGGTAGGTGCTAACTTGTACCACTACCCTGCTAACGAAGTAGCTGAAATGGAAATCATCGACCCTGTGACTGGCATCAAGATTTACGGTCTGCACGGTATGAACGGCACAGACAAAATCGTTGCTGGTTTGTGGTCTAACTTCTGGTTAGGTACTGACATGATGAACGAAGAGGAGAGCTATGAGTTTATCTTCAATCCTTTCGAGCGTCGTGTGCAATTCCACGCTGCATTCAAATATGGTGTTCAGATTGCTTACCCTGAGCAGGTTGTTTATTTCTCACTGTAACCATTAAGTAAGTTACCAAACAGTAAGTTTAACCCGGGGGGTGGGGATACAACCTCACCCCCTTTAATTTTAAAATAAAATATGGCTTGTGTATTAACCACCGGATTTACCCTCGATTGCAAAACCGCATCGGCAGGTATTAAGACAATTTGGCTCGTTGAATTTGATGCCAAATCTACCCTAACTAAATCAAGCGGAGAAGTTTCCGCCCACACCTTGTCAGGTGGCAAATCTTACTTTAAATATGAATTGGAGAAAGAAACCGCCAGCATGACTTGGAGAACAATTCCCTCAACTGAGAACGGCACTGTATTTTACGAAGCCGACCTCGTTGCCCGTCTGCACAAAGTAACTACCGCACAGCGTAACGAAATCAAACTGTTGGCCCAGAACCGCATGTTGGCCATTGCCCTTGATGCTTCTGGCGACTACTGGCTGCTGGGTGCTGATTACGGTGTTCAGTTGCAGCAGAGTGAAAGCAATTTTGGTCAGGCGTTTGGTGACTTCAAAGGTCACGTGCTGAACTTTTTGCACAAAGAAACCGATTTGCCTTTGAAAGTTCAAGCGGCTGTTGTATCTTCGCTGGCTCTTGGTTCGTAATTGATTTGAGTGTTTCATGCAAAGGGGGCTGCCATTCGGTGGCCCTTTTTGTTTATATTTGCAACATGAATAACACAATAATATCGGAAGTTTACAACGAAGACTGCATGGCTTTAATGTTACGCTACCCTGATAAGTATTTTGATTTGGCAGTAGTTGACCCGCCTTATGGAATAGATTTGGCCAATATGAATATGGGCGTTGGTAAAAGTAAAAAAGCATCTAAAATACAAAATAGAAAATGGAAGCCAAAAGATTGGGATAAGATAACACCAACCGCAGAATACTTTTTACAATTATTTAGAGTTTCAAAAAATCAAATAATTTGGGGCGGCAATTACTTTGATTTGCCACCTTGCAAAAACTATATTATTTGGGATAAACAAATACCAGAAGGATTATCATTTGCAGATTGTGAAATGGCATGGACTTCATTTGATAAAGCCCCTAAAATGTTTAGGCACTCGGCTTATTTAGATAAGGCAAATAAATTTCACCCAACTCAAAAGCCCGTTAAATTGTACGATTGGATTTTTAAGAACTACGCAAAGCAAGGCGATAAGATACTCGACACCCATTTAGGAAGTGGCAGTAGTAGGATTGCAGCACACAAAGCAGGACTTTATTTTATTGGGTGCGAACTTGACCCTGATTATTTTGCCGCAGCAGAAAAAAGGTACAAAGATTTTGCAGCCCAACTGAACCTTTTTGTTTAACATGAAACCGACCTACTTATATAGGTAGGATGCTTTACATAACCAAAGCAGGAACACCCGAATTGATAATCACAGGCAGGGAAAAAGTAACGGTTTCTCCCGTGTATTATCTGTTGGTGTTTGAAAGTGAAATGTCGCAGGAACGCAAGGCATTTATTGTGGCAGATAGCAGCACCGCACCAAACAGATACCAGTTATTTTCATTTGTTGAGGGTAGCAGCACCGCCAAAACGCTGGCAGTAGGTACGCATTATTGGTCACTATACGCACAAACTTCCCCAACTAATACCAACTACCTATTGGCAAACGAGGAAATAGACAGAGGGCTTGCATATGTATCTACCAGCCATACACCATTTAATGACCATGAAGTTAACACAACGATTAAACAGCACAACGTAGGATGAGTTTTGAACTTTTAAGAATAAATTTTGCCGAAAGCAAGCTGCCTGTATTCAAGGAAAACAAGAATAAAGGCATAATGTATTACGGGGAAAGCAATGATTTCCCCGCCCATTTGTTGGAGTTTTACAACCGCTCACCGAAACATGGTGCAATCGTGCGTCAAAAGGCGCGTTTTGTGGCAGGTGAAGAGACCATTGTTGATGGCAACCCCAATGCAGCCAAAATAATTGAATACGTGAACCCTTATGAGGGTGTGCAAGAGTTCAAAAACAAACTGGCATTGGATTATGAGTTGTTTAATGGCTTTGCTTATGAGGTATGTTACAACAAATTAGGGCAAATTTCCGCCCTTTACCACGTTGATTTCAGCAAAATCCGCACACTTGACCATGAATTGTACATGTATGCGGAGGACTGGAAAAAGGCAAAGCATGAGGACATGGTACATTACCGGCCATTTAATCCAAAAAAGGCACAGCCATTAGAAAAGCAGCTGTTTTATTTTAGGGAATATGGGCCGGGATTGGGCGTTTATCCGCTGCCACCATATCAGCATTGCTTACAGTATATTGAAATTGATGTAGAAATCGCAAACTTCCACAACAACAACATCCGCAACGGGTTTTCAAATGGAACTTTGGTGCAACTTTTCAAGGGTCAGCCATCGCAGGAAATTGCATATGAATTTGAGCGTAAGTTCAAAGCCAAAACAACCGGCACGGACAACGCTGGTGGTGTGCTGATACAGTTCAACGAGATGAACGAAAAGGAAGCCACCGTCAACCACTTGCAACCCAGCGAAATGGACAAACAATTCCTGCAACTGAACGAAACGGTGCAAGATGAGATTTTCGTTGGTCACAACTTCCCCAAAATTTTGCTGGGTTATTCCACAGAGGGCGCGCTCGGTCAGCGCAATGAAATGATTGAAGCGTATGAGTTGCTGCATAAATCATACGTAAACCGCAGACAGCACAAAATTGATACCTGCCTTGAAAATACTTTTGAAACGGTTTATCCGGGCATCTTAATCAGCACCAAAGACAGCGACTTTTTAGCCATTGATTATGTGGCTCTTTATCAGGTTGGTGTTGCCACCGTAGATGAAGCACGTGGAGCGTTGGGATTAGGCGAAAGTGAGCAGAAAGTAATTGATGCAGCACAGCGCACCATTGACAACATCAATAGCTTGTCGCCATTGGTAGCAAATAACGTGCTTGCCAATATGACCGTCAACGAAAAGCGTGCATTGGCAGGATTGCCACCCATTGAGGGCGGTGATGTATTGGCAACCACACCAAGCACCGCACCAGAGCCGACCACATTTTCAGCAGTCAAATTAAAGTGCGAATGCGAAACGTGGAAAGACAGCGACATTGAGGTATTTTCCAAGTTCGGTGCAAGTGCTGATGAGTTTGAAGACGTGCCGATGTTGTTTGCTTTGGACACCAAAGAGAAAAAAGTATTGGCAGTTGTAACAGCAGATGAAAAAGCCACCGTGAAAAACATTGCTGATGCAGTAAAATTAGACGAGCCGGAAGTTATCGAGATACTGAAAAAACTGCAAAGCGACGGCAAGTTGAATTGGACAAACAACGCAATCAAAATCACCGATATTGGCAGGGCTGATATTCAAGACGAGGGATTGCCTAAAATTGAGGTGCGTTACAAATACGATTTAAGCCCTGATGCACTGCCTTTGCAACCCGGTGGAAAGAGCCGTGAGTTTTGTATCAAAATGACCGATTTAAAAAAGCTATACACCCGTGCTGAAATCGACCAAATCAGTGGCATTGTAGGTTACAACGCATGGCTTCGTCGTGGTGGTTGGTACACCGTGCCAAATAGTGAGCCACCATTGCACATTCCGCATTGTAGGCACGAATGGTCGCAGCGTGTAGTAAGGAGGAAATCATAATGGCAACATTTGCATTTTTTATATCAGAACAAGACGTCAAAAAGAACACCCCGATTGACGAGAACGTGGACAGCAAGCTGCTGCAAACAGCTATGCGTACCGCACAGGATATCTACATCCGTGATATTTTGGGCAGCACTTTGTATGACAAGCTGTGTGACGACATTAACGGGGCAGGATTGGCAGGTGTTTACCTGACATTAGTGAATAAATACATTGCACCTTGCCTTTATCATTACGTTATTACGGACAGCATCCTGCCCATGACGTTCAAAATGATGAATAAATCGGTGGCAACGAGGGGTGCGGAGAACGCAAATGCCATTGATGTTGACCAATTACGGATGATAGAGCAGCGTTATCAGCAAAAGGCGGAGTATTACGGGGAAAGATTACGCCTGTATCTGTGCGAAAACATGGATTTATTCCCAGAATACAAGACACCTGCATCCGGCATTGATGTCATAAACCCCCAAGACCAAGCCATTTTTGGCGGTTTTATGCTGGGCGAGGATGAGGAATATAAATTTTTACGTGGTTTTTTTAGATGAACAAGGTAAGAATAAAGAACGAAAACAAATTAAAGGTATTTTTAAGTGGTAACGATAAACCAACTATTAGCAGCACTAACCAGAGCAGGCCAAAATCACAAACAGATAAAGGCAACAATCGTTAATGTTGAGCCAAACATCAACACAAACGGTGAGCAGCTTTATCCGTTAATGCGGATTTTTCCTGACGGCTCGCAGGTGACCGTTGACAAGGTGATTTACCGCTTTGCCGTTGCTATTGCTGACCGCCACCGGGAAGATTTTACCGATGCGGTTGAACGTATCAGCGACATGCATACAGTTATGCTGGATATTTACTCGATGCTGCGTTATGTTTATCGTGGCAACATTGCAGGAACGTGGGTAATAGCCGACAGCATAACCCCGTTTTATGACGCACAAACCGACATCGTTTCAGGTGTCGCTTGTGTAATTGAATTTCATTGCAGCAACCTACGGGATTACTGCGACACCCCAAATAACAATTTAACATTTCCAACAATAGAATAAAAAATGAGTACAGCATTAGAATTTATGAGCGGCTTTACGGGCTGCAAAGTTATCAGCAACACATCAGCCAACACTGGCAGATTTCAAGGTTTTGTAGTTAATGCCGATGCGGTGGTTTCTGCCTGCCTCGATGAGAATGGTGCGTCTTTGATGTCAACCATCGGCCTGACAGGCGTTACCCTGAAACAAGGCACATTTATCAGCGTTGCCGAACCCGGGTATATCAGCAGCATCACGCTGACAAGTGGCTCAATCGTAGCATACAACGTATGATAAGGCGAGGCATAGGTGTTCAGCCATATACTGCTGTTATTGGTGGGGTAATTCCATTGCTTGATACTTATGGTTCGGCTGCTGCGGCTTATAGCTTGCGTAAACTTCGCTCTGCTTACACTGGCAGTGCTGTTCGTGTACGTAGGTCCTCAGATAATACGGAACAAGACATTGGATTTGATAGTAATGGTAATTTAGACCAAAGTGCATTAACAACTTTTTGCGGTGTTGGTAATGGGTTTGTAACAACTTGGTATGACCAAAGCGGTAACTCAAAGAATTTAACTGAAAGCTCGGCAACTTCACAACCTCAAATAGTTTCAAGTGGTGCTGTAATAACATTAAATAATAAAATAGCGTTAAATTTTGATGGAAGTAATGATAAATTAATCAATACAACAACAGGATATACAATTAATAATACAACATTTTTAGGTGTATATTCTATTAATTCTGTTGCTGGATTGGGAGCTGTTTTTTCAACTGGTATTTTTTCGGGCAATGTTAGTGGATGGGGTATTGCAACAAATGGAAATTTAACAGCTATACAGACAAGATATAATGGCTCAGCATTAAATCCACCTGCAATAACAATTTCAACAAATACACAATATCTAAATTTTGCAATAACTACTACTAATTCTGATAGTTATTGGTTAAATAATGGATTAGAAAATAATGCTACAGGTACAAGAAGTGCAGCAACAACCAATCAAAATTTAAGTGTTGGTGTTACTTATGATAGTTCACCACAGTATTATTTTCCTGGTAAATTACAAGAAGCGATTTTTTGGAGCAATAATAATTTATCAGCAAGTAGAAGTAATATTCAATCAAACATAAATACTTATTATACAATTTATTAATGAATATAAAAGGATATAAATATAATATAGAACAACAAGCAATAGATGCAAGAGAAACTTGTGATACATACTACTGTATTCCTGTTTCTCCTGACGATGTTACACAAAACTGGGTGGATTATAATTTTGCTGAATTAAATAATCCTCAATTCTGGTATATTATTTATGATGAGAGTTTATTGCCTGTTTTAGGTGAGCCAGTTGAGTTTGATGTAATAACACCGCCATTCCCGTGAAAAACTTGAACGAGACAATAGTGGGCAGTTGGATTTTGTGGTTAGCAGGTGCAGCAGCGGAGTTACTTCCGATTGTACAATTCCTTTCATTTACGGCAGCTTTGATTTTATCTTGCATAGGCATTTACAAGTTTTTTAAAAATGGCAAAAAGTAAAGAGGTTGTAAAATGGAAACCGAAAAGCAAACGGAAGTTAGGCAGGCATACGAAGTCAGCCAACAAACACAAATCAACCAAACCATACGTAGGACAAGGAAGGTGAAATTAAAAAACTACTTCTCACCAACACCTAAACGCTTTCGTGTTTTGGGGGACAGCATTGCGGCTGCATCTTTGTTTGTTGCCGGGTTAAACCTTGACCACCCAAAACTGATGTTGCTGTGCGGTGTACTGGGTGCGGTTGGCAAATTTGTCACAAACTTTTTCGCAGAGGAATGAGGTGGGTAAATGCAGGTATTATTGTTTTTCTGCTTTTTTTCCTTGTGTTTAGCACTCGGAGTTGTGAGGATGCAATCCAAACACGGCAAAATGTAGACACCATGCAAGGCAAAGTGGACAAATACAAGGCAGAAATCGACAGCTTGAAAGCCGAGTATTTAACCCTGCTGAATAGCCGTGCAGTAAAAATAAAAACCTTGCGTGAAATCAGGACAAAATATGTCCACGACACGCTGACCATTGAGGCACTCGTTGGTGACACTTCTGGCATTGCAAATCTGCTGTCTGAAAATGCCCTGATGAAAGAGATTGTTTTTGAGGATAGTTTAATAATTGCAAATCAAGGACAAGTGGTTATTTATCAAGATAGCGTAATTTCGCATTTAGAGGCGATTACAGCCACTCAAAAAGAATTGATGAGTGATTGTGCCAAACAAGTAAAAAAAGAGCGTGTAAAGACGAATTTATGGAAAACGATTGCGGTTGTGTTTGGATTGGTTGCTGTTGCAAAGTAACTTTGTAGAATGTTTACACTAATTAAACAGCAAGGCATACAAGATTTTTACTATTGCAAAGACGGGCAATGGCATCCATCTGCCGAACTTAATGCGGTGATAAAACCCTGCGTTTACCGCACGGAAAACGATGCACGGAAAGCATGGGAACGCCTCGGAAAACCTGCCATTTGTTTTGTGCAGGATATTAAGAACAGAGATAAAAAACTAATCGCATGAAAAACCTGCAAATATATCTAAATAGCAAAGGTGCAAATCTTGTCACCGATGGTGTCATTGGTTCACAAACATTGTCAGCACTTGACAGCTATATCAAAACCGAAATCAAAGCCCGTAAATACAAGATGCCTGTTGACGGCCTTGTTTGGTTGCGTACTGATATAATATTCAGTAATAAGTTTGATGATTTTGTGGTATGTTACAAAGCAGGTCGTATCGTTTATGTTGCACCAGCATCCACCACAGCAGGGGATTTTTATGTCTACAACCCCTTGACCGTTGGCGGTGTAACTGGCACAGCCGTTGCCGTTGCACAACAGGTCACAAATAGTCACAGATTTGTGACAGGTGCGAATTGGAAAAACCTTTGGCTATCTGCACCTTACTTCCAGCAGGTTTTACCCATTACAATTCAGCGTGACGCAAACAAAAATAATTTAGTTGACGGAGTTACAAGGCAATTTGGGCTTTATGGCATAAACTTTCACCGAGCAGGTATCGGAAATCTTGTAAACAAGTGGAGTGCTGGATGTCAAACAGTTCCTGATGCACATTGGTTTGAAATAATCAAACGATTTAACCCCGGTCAGGTTATTGACTTTACGCTTTTAGATTAAGACACAGCCGCAATCCTATCCACAAGTGTTGCCATGTCTAATTTGCAGAGATAAGCTAAATCACCACACACAACGCAAGTAATTGGTTTTTGTCGTGTGCTGCGTTCATCCGGCATAATTGCATCGATTTTGTAAAAACAAACGGTAAATGTGGGGTCATTCCAAATATCACCATTCATTTCAATACCCATATCCTCCAATTTTGATGTCAGTTCGTCACCTGCGATGACTTCAAGGCATAAAGGTATTTTAAACATAGTATTGCTGGCAAAAGGTGAATTCCGGTGTTACTTCGCTGTCTTTTTGGCTGGCGTTCAAGGTTAGCCACATGCTGCCCATTGGCTTGGGTGGTCTGCCTTTCTCGATGTGGAACCCGCCAAAGCCATCCTCGTATTCCTCTTTATAGGTGGATGTTCTTATTTGATGCACGTTACGGGCTTTAATTCTTTTTTGGTGGCTATCATACATTTCAACCGGGTTGATGTGGTGGTAAAGTTCGTGAACGTGGCCCTGCCATATACAATCGTAACCCTCCATTGATGCCATAAATCGTTGGTCCTGGATTACTCCCTTTGTAACAGCACCACCACCACCGTAGCCATGATAGTAGCGTAGTGTCCATTTACGCCTTTGCCCGCTTGGGTCTATCTGAAACTTGAAATCAACCACTCCACCATAACCACCAGCATAAACATTGGCCCCGTGTGTTTGATTAAACAGGTCAACAAATCGTTGCACCGGGTCAGTTTCCAAAGCTTTGAGTATAGCTGTTTCGTGGTTGCCATAGCCGACAAGCAGAATGTGGTCTTTATATGGGGCAAACCAATCAACTGCATCTTGGATAACCGCATCAATGTAGTTGGCCTTGTTGTGTTCTGGCCGGATATCTTTTTTGCTTCGTCTTGGGTCATATTTACCCTGCATCATGCAAAACGTATCCCCATTTAAAATGATTTTGCAGTCACGTTTTACAGCTTCGTCGATGTGATTTTTCAGTAGTACCCTATCACACTTGGGGTTATCCCAGTGCAGATCAGACATTAAAAGCAGGTTGATTGATTTTTCGCAATACACCGCATGGATGTTGCGAGAGATACGCTTGGTTTCTTTAAGCATCTACCTATAAAAGTAGAATTATTTACTATTGTTGCTGATGTCGGTCAAAAAATCTACCAAAGCCAATGCAGCAGGGGATAAAAAAATTATGGTTGCAATTAATTCCATATACCGAATGGTATTATACCAAACAGAAAAAACGCCTACCCCGGTTTGGATAGGCGTTCCATTTGAAACAAATACCGCTCTCGCACATTATACCATTCATTTACACTGGGCAAGTCATCAGGCATATTGGCGTAATCATACGGCTGGGCTTCGGGCATCTGTTCGGTATTGCTGAATAGTTTGCAATCCTGCAACTGCCTTTCAATGCTTTTGGGTGTTTCTCGCTTTTTCATGGCTGATATGGGTTTTTGTGTTTCTCACCCCAGAACTGCGAGCGAATGCGGTGCTGCTGTTCGTTATGCACACGGTTTACTTTGAACTCTGCACTATCCCATTCGGGCTGCATGGCTTCAACAAGGTTGCGGGTGATTAACTCACGCCTGATTTGGTTCATTGCCATATAAGCTGTGATGTCGTGGATGTCGTATGCGGCAGCGTGCATGGCTAACTGGGTAAAATATGCCTTTACACCTGCAATATCTCCGGCATCAAGTAAGGCCACCACTGGTAATGGCCTTACGTTATATTGAGCATCTAATTCTTTATTCATCACTTTTGAGATATTATTATCATGTCACGATTACACTTGCCGTCATTTATCCATGTGACGAGTTTATCCAGTTTTTCGTAGGCCCAATCGGGGATAAACTTGCCCTCACATTCAATCATTACACGGGGGTAGTCATAAAGGCAGCGACCTAATCCGAACTGCACAGCAGCACGTTTCATTGCATCGCTAATGCCACCTTTTTCAGGTTCGATGTTGGTTTTGGATGCCCCGTCTTCCCGGTACACTTCTCGTTCTTGTGATGTGTCACCAAAATTTAATAGTACTGTCAGGCGGCAAATGAAACCATTGCTGATTTCCCTAAATTCTGACATCCAATTCTCTGCACCAAACGCAGCATCAAAGCGGTGCATCACACAACGGTTGTTGATGTAAGGCACCACAATCAATTTGCCTGTGCTGGTTTGAGATTGCACACGCCATTCGATTTCATTAGGCAGAATAGGTGCGGTTAGTGTATTATTCATAGCTGACACCCTCCTTGTCTAATCCTAACTCGTACATGAATTTGGCATCCTGCAAAAATGCAATCAGCTCGTCAATCTTTTCAGCAGGAATGGCCACCCTCTCTGTTTCGTTGAGGTTTGTCCACTTGGCTGTAAAGCTGACAATGTCGGTGAATGATGAGTAATAAAACTCATACTCGCAGGATGAAACCCTGCCGTGTTTGGTTCTGTGTTCTAAATCGTGTTTCATATTGATTTGGTTTTGTATGTGCAAATATAGTATAGTTTTTTATATCTGCAAACTTTTTGAAAGATTTTTTTTTGCAATGTTTACAATCAAATCCTTACTGTAAACTTCGGCATGGTATCCCTTTTTGCGATACCTTGCCAGCACCCGGTCAGCTTCGGCATTTGGCACGATGTCAAAGGACATCATCTCAGCCCTCCAATAAACTATCGTGGTGTAGAGTTCCTCTCGCACGGCTGTTTACATATTGGTAGGCCACATCAATTATTTGCTGTTCCTTTTTGCTTTTGTACTTACCGGGATTGTTAAGGGCTTTGATAATCGTGGCATAGCTGGCAACACCATCGCAGTATTCCACCACCGCCATCACATCACCCTTTTGTTTACAGCCCTGAAAATGCTGCCTTTTCTCTTCGTATGTCATTTTTTGCAATCTTTAATAAAATTAGATATCCGATTAGGTCATTCAATGTATCTTCATCTGTTCCTTCCATTCCTGCACCCCTTGCAATCCGGCTCAACTTGTCATCAATCCGGACAAGTAACTGCTCAACATTGTCTGCCTTGCTGAAAACTCGCACCGGGTTCAGTGCAGAGTTTCCATACTTGGCATTTTTGTCCAGCAGCAGTTGTTTGATGCTGTCGCAGGTTTCAATAATTTGCATTCTCATTGTTTTCTGCCGTATGTTCAATCAAAATGCGGACTGCTTCCTGTACTGTTTTGTAAAATTGCAATTCATTTGTATAAGCATATTCATCAAATTCAAGGGTTTTTCCTTCAATTTGCTCATAGCTTAATTGCAAATAATTGTAAATTGACCGTAATGCCTGACCATCTTCAAGCATAAATTCTGCGAGAGTTTTTTTCATCTTGTTTCTTTTAAGTAGTTTTTTATTATTTTGATTTTTAGTTCGTAGTAAAACATTTCAGGTTTTGGGTTTGCAGCAAATACAAGGTGTTCATCGATTTTATATTTTGACTCATTTCTTGGTTTTGTTCCAAATTCACCCGGATTGATATTTCTTAAAATCTTGTAATCTAACGGTGATAATTCTTGACTTAACAAAAAAAGGTTCTTTGCGCTTTTTTGTATTTCTTTTTCAAGACCGGTTGATTTTTTTATTTGCTGGTCAAATACCTTTTTTGCAAACTCTAAACTCATCAGAATGGCAAATCATTTTGTTCGTTTTCCATTTGGGCAGCATAGTCATTTTTGAAGTTTTCCATGATGCCACCCTTGTCGGCCTTGAATAAGTTCTCTTTAGGCTTCTGCTCAAACTTGTAAGCCTTTCCACTACCCACATACACGGGCGGTGTCTTCGCTTCACGCTGTTCTTTGGTTTGGCTTAGTTGCAGCGTGTGGGTTTCCCCAAATTTGCCCTCGCTTTTGCGTTCATTTAGCACCAATTTCAGGTACTTTTTACCGTTTTTGCCCTCTGTGATTAATTCCTTTGGAACGTCAGTCAGGCAGATGTCAATTACTATCATATTGCTTTTGTTTTAAGTTCTCGTTTTTTATGGTTTAAAATTATCAGGTGAACACACGCATCCCAGTGAGATTTGAAAATCATCATGTTATCAACGCAATCGGTGTACGTTCCAAATTCAGTAAGGAACTGTGGAGAAAAAAGCCGATACAACCGGATAGCATAACCACCGTCTGGCAGTTCAACCACGTGCGGCTTGAATGGATTGATGAGTTTCATTGTGCAAATATACAAAATTAAACTTCATTCACAAACAACTCAAAGTTATTTTTTATGGTTTCAACACGGGCAGCGTAACGCCTGTCAATCTCGCAGAAATTGTCCACTAAATTAACCGCATGGATGACTGTGGAGTGGTCACGCCCACCGCAAATGTTGCCGATATCCCTTAGCGACATTGCTGTTTTGTAGCGGAGTAGCCACATAAATATCTGCCGGGGTTCCAGATACTCACGCTCACGGGTTTTGTGCGACACATGCGTTGGCAAATAGCCATGATACGCTGACCTTATTGCAAGGTGAGCGGCTTTGACTGCGGCATCCTCATTGGTGATGTTCATTTTTAGCATCCGTTCCAGTTCCTGTATGCGGATTTGCTGATGCCGGATTGTTTCTTTTAGCTGCGACACCTCGCTCATGCGGAAAGTGGTGCGGCTGTTTGTTTTGGGTTGTTTTATTTTTGCTCTCATGTTGTTTCTACATATAATCCTGTTGCTGTATCGTAGGTAAAATTCTGCTGGCCTACTTTTCCCCAGTGGCTAAATTTTACTTTTTGGATATGTACCTCAACCGTGTTGTTGTCAAAGTTTCGGTAAACAGTGATGCCGTTGTCTGTCTTGTTAAAAAAGTTTGCTGAACCTGCGATGTCATAAAGGGTGGGTATGTCATAGTTTTTACCGTCACGCTTTGCAATCTTTCGGGGGTGTGCCACCAAAAAGCAATGCACATTATACCGCTCACAGAAATTTACCAGCTTATCCAGCGACTGCCCAATGTATTTTGTTTCACTTTCGCTGTACTGATGTTCCAATTTGTTCCACGCATCAATCACAAACCAATCAATGTTCCTGCGGTTCTTTAATTCGGCCACCTTTGACAAAATGCTTTCCAGCGTGAAGTCCTTTTCGGGTTTCACAAAATAGATGCTGTTTTCCAGTAGATACAATGCCTCGTATATTTCATCCTGTGTCATGCGGTCTTGCCCCATAAATGGCCGTTGTGATATTTTTTTCAGCAGCTTGCTGATATGCAATTCCGTTGGCCTGTTTTCGGGTGAATAAAATGCACCTTTCCAGCCATGCCGTTGCAATAGTTTGACAATGATGTGGTCGAGGAAGTCCGATTTGCCGTGTCCGGGTACGCCTGTAATCGTGGTCAAATATCCTTTGTGGAATTTTAAGTGCTGGTCAAAACCCCACATCCCAGTATCTGCCCCGGCAGGAAGTCCGTAGTTGTAAAGGTTTTCAATATCAGGCAGAAAGTCGGTAATACTGAACACGCCCACCATTGGAAATTCTGTGAAGCTATTTGCAGCATCACGCAGCGCAAATGCACCATTCAGCAATAAAAACTCGTTTGCATCTTTGCAGTCATTAAAAACAATGTAATCGCATTTATCCTTACCAAACCGCTCTGCAATGGCATTACGTAATTCGATACCGGGTGCATCGTTGTCAACCGCAATGTGTATCTTTTCGATGTGGTCGAATGACGGCATAAAGCGGTCAAAAAAAGTTAGGTTTGGCTGCGCACCGTTTGGAACGCTAATCACATTTTCAATTCCAGCTTCGATTAAAGACAGCGCATCCATTTCGCCCTCAACAATCCACACCTCTTTTGCGGTTGCAAGGCAGTCGATATTGTATGGGATAAGCTCCGCACCTTTGTGCATCTTGAAATGCTTTGCGCCATCCCGGTACTTCGTGTTTATCAGCCTGCCCTCATAAAAGTAATTGAAACAGATGCAGTTCACTTCCTTGCTAACCTGCGGCATCCATTCCACCTGCTCTGTGATTTGCATCTTGTTGAGCGTGGCTGCTGTTATGCGTCTGCCCTCAAACCATTTTAGCACTTTGTCGGATAGTGTGGTGTTGTTTTTCCATTCCGGCAATTCATATTTTACAACTTCCGGGCGGTCAATTATTGCACCTTTCCATGTGCAGTGCTGACAATACCATGCCTTTTTATCCAAGTTGACTGATAGGCATTTATCGGTTTTCTTTTTCCGGGTATGGCTGCATTGTGGGCAGAGTGTCTGCACTTCGCCTGATGTCTTGCCAGCAGGGATTTCGATATTGTAAAATGCGTAGTTCAAAATACTAACCTTTCGTATTGACTTACAAAGTTGGCTTCAAATCTAACCTCATACGGACAATGTTTCAACTGCGACTTGATATTTTCGAGTGCCTTTTTTGCCTGCTCTTCTGTTTCACAAATCTGCATGATGTTATCGCCATGTGCAATCAGCCATTTTGGGTTTGCTGTTTTGGCCTGCTCTTTTGTCTTATTCATACCCAGCCATTTCAGGGCAGTAAGGTATAGCGATTTGTAGTTTTTATTGCCCTTGTAGTTTTGAATATCTTGGTAAATTTCATGCACCTGCTGTTCTGTATAACCTGCATCAATCAGTTTCTGATGCTCGGCAGTAGAAATAGAAAGGTGGTCAAAGTGTATGTATATTTCTTCTTCTTCTTTTCTTCTTAATTCTTCTTTATTCTTCTTGTTTGTTGTTAGTTGTTTGTTAGTTGTTTGTTGCTCGTTTGTTAGTTGTTTGTTGTTTGTTTGTTGGACAGATACCTCATTGGATTGGTAATCGTCATATTTACAGATAGTTACAAGGGTAAATTTGTTTGTTGATTTTAAAATAATTTCACCGCTTTTTTCAAACTTTTTCAGCAAAGTTCTGACTGATTGTTGTGAAATGCCCGTGGCTATTGATATGTGGCCTATTGATGTAATTAGCTGCCCACGCCTTACATCATATCCTTGCCATTCAGCGTCAGCATGATTAGCTTCCAGCAGCAGATGAACGAACAAGTGAACGGCCTGTGAGTTCTGATACCACCCCCAGCACATAAACTTGCGGTGTATCTTAATATATCCATTTGTCATTGCTGCTGCCCTTTCATAAATAAACGCTTACATTCTGTATAGTAAAGCTGCTGCAATCCTAATTTGTGCATCTCATAATTGTAAACGGGAAGTAAATCTTTGTCAGTGCAGGCCTGTTTTTCAAATTCTAACTGGATGATTTGGTTTTCCAGTTCTTCCAGACACCGATTGCAAATGTCGGCCGGGATAGGTTTGGGTTTTGTTATATTCATAAATACAAAAGACCCCACACTTTCAAGGTTCAACCCGGCTCCGACGTAGCCGCCCTTTACTTGTGTGAGGTCTTTCTGTTTATTCGTTGTCATTGTCGGTCAAATATCGGCACGGGGTTGAGGCGTGTTATCCGATTAGTGCAAATATACCAATTACTTTTTACTTTGCAAAATTATTTTCAAGAAATTTCTGCTGCTCTTGCTGTGCATCAGCGTAATCAATGCGGCTTTGAATTGTAAAATACCACGCCCAGCCCTTTTCCCATTCGTTGAATTGGTATGTACCTTGACGATACGGGTTGATTCCATCATGCAAATCAGCATCAAATTCGGCTGCGGCTTTATGGCCTTGTTCAAATACTGTGTTCATGCCGCAAATATAATATAATAATTTATACTTATGCAAGTATTTTATTTAAAAGTTATCCACAATCAACAAATCAATCGTAAAAATTCCACAAACTTTGCATCGTTGCAGAAACATACAAAGATATATTTCCAGCATTTCGGGTATTCGCCCGGTGATTTTATCCCATGCGAAGTGTGCGGTGCGGTGGCAAACGATATACACCACATTCAAGCACGTGGCATGGGTGGCAGCAAGACAGCTGACCGAATTGAAAACCTGATGGCTCTTTGCCGAAAACATCACGAAATGTACGGAGATAGGAAGCAATTCAAAGATTGGCTGCAAAAGGTACATGATTTGAAAATGAAACGTGAGTGAACAAAAACCAAATCATAACAGAGATAGCAACGAGCAAATGGCTGCCGGATTTCTGCCAAAAAGTAGGCAAGCACGTCGCATCCGATTTACAGCAGCATCTTTTGTTGTTACTCTGCGAGATGAGCGAGGAGAAAATCACAAACCTGCACCAGAACGGAACGCTGATATTTTACCTTGTCCGGGTGGGAGTGAATGCGGTGAACGGCAACCGATATACGAAATTCTACCGTGACCATTTACGCACCAATGAAACGCTACCCGATGACTATGACGACATGGCCGAGGATTACGATGAAAGCAATTTTAGGCGTATGCAGGAAGCCAGGGAAGCAATCAACTACAAAGAGGTGGCAATCCACTTTAACCGCTCGGACTGGTATGTTGAGAAACTATGGATGCTCTACAACGAAAACCGCAGCATGGCCAGCATAGCAAAAGCCACCAAAATAAATTATAGAGAAATCAGTCAAATAATAAATGCCCTGAAAGCCCAAATAAAAGAACGTTACAATGAACTTGGTTAATATCATATCCGTTGCCGCATTAGCGGTACTGCTATCCCGGTACTTATTCCCTCCGGTGATAAGTTTTATGCTGAAAGTACACAGACCACACAGACCGATTTACAAACCTTGGGAGTGTGGGTTTTGTTTATCGTGGTGGATTGGTTTGGCTGTATTTATTCCGCTTGCCGGATGGTGGGGGTTGCCCTTTGCTGCCTTATCTGCTGTGTGTGGCTCTTTAATTGATAGATACGTATGACACCCGAACAAAAAGAAATCTGCCTACAACTCAAAGAAACAATCGAGCGTATCAACCGCACAGGGACATATCACCTTGCCGCTGACTATTATGCCAAACTTAACGAGGTGCATCGCCAGCTTTATGGACAGCCATTGCCCGGTTGCCGTAGCTGTATGTTTGATGCTTTGAAAAGATTATACCGAGAAGCCAATGGTTAAAATAATTCATAGCGGCAATGCAGGAGATTTGATTTATTCCTTGCCTGCAATGCGAAAAGCTGCCGAGATAAAAGGCGAAACCGTTGATTTATACCTGCACATCAACGTGCCGGCAAAATACGGCAATTTCTCCCACCCGATGGGTAATGTGCAGATGAATAAAAAAATGGCCGAAATGCTGGAACCTTTGCTTTGGGGTTTGGATTTTATCAATGACATCCACATCACAGAAAACGATGAAAAGGTGGATTATAATTTCGACCTATTCCGCAAGTTTCATAATTACACAGGGCATATATCACAATGGTACTTCCACATTTATCCAGAGCTGACCTGCGATTTGTCTGTGCCGATTAATTTTGATTTAGTACCCAGCTCGGAACCTTTTGATATAGTGCTTAACCGTACAAGCCGATACCACAATCCCACCTTTGATTACACGGCCTTACGCCAATATCAGGACCGCATCACTTTTGTAGGGTTGCCCGAGGAGTTCCGTGTTATCAGTGCAAAGTTGCCAAACATAAAACACTACCCCGTTGATGATTTTTATCAATTAGCACAAGTCATAGCAGCATCAAAGCTATTTATCGGCAATCAATCAATGGCCTATGCAATCGCCGAGCAAATGAAACATCCCAGAGTTGTTGAGATTTGCCCGACTGCTCACAACGTCATCCCGACAGGCCAGAACGGATATGGGGCATGGACAATCGTAAACCTATTACAAATTTTAAAAATACATGGCTGAAACAGCAAAAGCACACCAACGCAGATTGGCATCAGGATTTTATGAGAAATATATCAAAGGTCAGGGCATAGACATTGGATGCGGCAGAATTGATACATTTGACGGAATTGATACAATCAGCATGACCGATTGCATCCACCACGATAAAGACGATTGCGATGCTACCACAATGGATAAATACGCTGACAACACATTCGACTACGTTTACGCATCCCACGTGCTGGAACATCTTGACGACCCCGTTACCGCAATCCAAAACTGGTATCGTATCTGCAAACCCGGTGGGCATATTATTATGAGTATACCACATCGTGATTTATATGAACGCAAAAAGACGCTTCCGAGCCGTTGGAATTTAGACCACCGATATTTTTATCTGCCCTATTCATGTGAGCCGCCACATACTTTTAGTGTTGAGGGCATCTTGCTACAATCAGGCATAAAAGAATATTGGGATATCGAAGTCATTGACACGGCAACAAACAAAGACAAACCGGAAGAACACAGCAACGGGGAATTTTCAATCGAAGTAATAATCAAAAAATATGCAGTGGGTAAAACTAAGCGAAGTCAAGGCAAATCCAAATAATCCAAGGGTTATCCGGGATGACAAGTTTGCAAAATTAAAGCAGTCAATTATTGACTTTCCTGAAATGTTGGAAAAGCGGCCTTTGGTTTGCTATACCGAAGGAGAACATTACATCGTGCTTGGTGGCAATATGCGCCTGAAAGCATTATCGGACATCGGGGCAAAGGAGATACCGATTATTCTCGCAGACGAATGGACAGAGGAACAACGGGCGCAGTTTCTGATTAAGGACAACGTGGGCTTCGGTGAGTGGGATTGGAACGCACTTGCAAACGAATGGGATGCAGAGCAGTTGGAAGCGTGGGGGTTGTTGTTGCCCGAATTTGCGAATCCAGTTGACTATTCAATTTTAGATGGCGAAGACTTGAACGGCACTTTGGCAGATATGGCAGGGGGTGTTAAGAAAGCAATCCAAATTGAATTTGAGCCTGATGACTATGAGGAAGCGTATGCGCTTGTAAAGTTTTGGCGTGAACGGGGTGCTTATGTCGGGGCTTTGATTATTGAACATTTGTCAAACGAAAAAACCAAATTATGAACCAGTCCGAAATCAACAACATCAAATTTTACCATAGGCAAAATACAAGCGATTTAAAAACATTTGAAGAAGTTATCAGTCGAGATGTTTACCGCAAAAAGAACATGACAATTTTATCGGGTGAACATTGGATTGATTGCGGTGGCAATGTAGGCGCTTTCACTTTGTTGGCTTGTTCACTTGGTGCAAAAGTAACTGTTTATGAACCCGATCCAAACAACTGCAAAATGATAGAATTGAATTTGGCTTTAAATAATTTTGATGCTGAAATTGTTTGTGCTGGTCTTGTGCATAACGATACTAAAAAAGCAAATCTTTTTGTTGGCAATAATGGTAATGTTTGGCGAAATTCAATGTTTAAGAATTGGAATGGCAAAGGATTGAAAGTTGATTGCGTAAATTTCGATGAGGCTGTTCCTGACGGGGTTTGCGTTAAAATGGATATTGAAGGCGCAGAGATGCCGATACTTGAAACCACAAAACGAAAGTTTAAGAAACTGGTTTTTGAATGGAGTTTTGATATTGACCCAAGCCTCCCAAGATTTTGGAACATAATTGAAAAACTACAAAACGAATATAAAATCGCTTCAATAGGTAATACAGCTAAATTTCAAAGCAGGGATTATGATGTATGGCAAAAGTCATGGTTTCCTGCTTGTACTAATGTATTTTGTTATGAAAAGAATTGATTTAATAGAAGTTCAACACAACCGCAAAATAGGTGAAGCGTGTGAATACATTGAGCCAAATGTAACGGAAAATTGTATTTTTTATGCCGATGGTGAACCAATAGGATTTTACCTTACAAAGATGCCTGAAAAAATGTGCAAACTTGCTGACTTGGCGGATGCTGAATTGAGAAGTAAAAATGTACCTAAAACAACAATGGACAGAAAAAAACCATTAGGGGAGGTCAATGGGAAAAGAGAGTATTTGGTTGTTTCTCAATATTCAACAATTCTCGGAAGTTGCCCACCAAAGCCACATATGAAAAGACCCTATGCTTCAATAAGCTCAGTTCATCAAGTCAAATCAGCACAAACATTTATCAAAGCAATGTTGATGCTCGCAAAGGAAAGTGAGCAGGTCATTAAAGAACTTTTACCGAAACAATACGAACAACAAATAAAACTATTTGAGGATGTGCCGGATAAGTGGAAGTTCGGCAACCTTTTCACCAGTTCAATTTCAAATTACAACATATCAGCACCATTTCATCGTGATACTGGAAATATAGTAGGTGCAGTAAATGTAATTATATGCAAACAAAAGAATGCAAAGGGTGGTGACTTGCACATTCCAGATTATGATGCTACCATTGGCCAAGTTGATAATTCAATTTTAGTTTATCCGGCTTGGAGAAATGTTCATGGTGTTACTCCGATTATACCAACTCATGAAGGCGGTTATAGAAACTCACTTGTGTTTTACCCTTTGAAAGCATTTGTAGGATTAGAATAACAGCAACGATTTAACAACGAATGGCAGGATATAAAGATATTGAACCACGCTGGGAAAAGGGTGTTAGCGGAAACCCCAACGGCAGACCAAAAAAGTACGTCACGCTACTCAAAGAGCAGGGGTACAAACTTGCCGAAATAAACGACACCATTCAGGCAATGCTGTCAATGGACTTGGATGAACTGAAAGAGGTGTGGCAGAATCCGAAAGCAACGGTGTTGGAAAAGACCATTGCGAATGCTATGCGGAAGTCACTTGAAAAAGGCAGCTTGTATTCTATTGAAACGCTTTTATCCCGTGTGTACGGCAAACCAAAAGAAACGGCCGATGTGAACCAGACCGTGACCGGGGAGATTAAAATCACATTAGATTTAGGGGAATGAAAAGAAAATACCACCACCGCTTCCGCATCCAAGCCAAACGCAGACACTTAGCGTTTCAGCGTATGCTGATATTAAACCCATATTTCCGCAACCTATGGGCGGACATTAAACAAACCATAAAAGAAACCAAATGAAAGTACTCGCATTATGGCAAGGCATGGGTGGGGTTGAATACCACCGCCTTTATGTGCCGCTCAAACGATTGCAGATTGACCATGCCGACCAAATTGAGGTTGAGGTCAGTCAGGAATTTAATAAATCAGGATTACCAAATTTAAAGAAATATGACCTTGTATTATTTAACAGATATTTGGGTGCTGACCACTACGAGATATTGCACTACCTGGCAAAGCACAGCATCCCGTACATTATCGACATTGACGACTTCTGGGAACTGCCGAAATACCACCCGACCTATAAGTATTTCCGTGAGAACAAATTGAAATCGGCAATCGTGGATGCTATCCGATACGCTGACGGGGTAACAACCACCACGCCTCAACTAGCTGCTGAATTGCGTAAGTTGAACAGGAACGTGGAGATACTGCCCAACGCATTAGACACTACTGATGAACATTGGCTATCTGCCCCACAGCAACGTGATGTGTTCACCTTCGGCTGGGTTGGTGGCCTTACACACAGCAACGATATCATGATAATAAGCGATGCTATTGCCCGGATATGCGATGAGTACGGAGATAAGGTGCGGTTTGTCATTTGCGGTTGGATGCCGAATAATTACGTATGGGATAGCATCCTTTACAAATTCAATGGCGGTAGTGGTGTGCTTAGACCGCAGGTGGTTGTATCAGCAGCACAAGCCCCGAACGAGTACGGCAATTTTTACCGCTTGTTTGATGTGGCACTTGCACCGCTTGAAGATACCAAGTGGAACGGGTGCAAATCGGAACTGAAAATCATTGAAGCGGCAACCTATAAGTTGCCAGTCATTGCCTCAAATGTAAACCCATACATTAACCATGCTGAAAACTACGGGGTGCATTTTACGGACAATACACCCGATGCATGGTATAAATCAATGAAGCATTTTTTGGACAGCCAAGAAAGTGCAAAGATTTTGGGGGATAACAACTACTACTACTGCAAAGAGCACCACAACCTTGATAAAATAAACAACCAGCGGTTGGAGTTTTACAAATGCACATCCAATATAAGCGACCATTCGTGACCGATTACCAACGCAGGATACTTGACAGCCCTGCGAGGTACACGATTACAGCAGCCGCCACAAAAGTAGGCAAGACGGCATCGCATATTATTTGGTTGTTTGAGCAGGCATTGCAGTTAAAAGAAAATCAATCCGTGTGGTGGGTTGCACCCGTGTATCAGCAGGCAGAGATTGCCTTTAATCGTATGCGGACACAGGTAACAAACAAGGCGTTTTTTAAGGTCAATGAAAGCAAACTGCGACTGACCACCCCAACGGGCGGTATCATTCAATTTAAATCAGCAGAGAAGCCCGACAACCTTTATGGTGATGATGTTTATGCAGCAGTGTTTGACGAGTTCACACGGGCAAGGGAGGAAGCATGGTTCGCTCTGCGTTCTACGTTGACCAAAACAGAGGGTAAGTGCAAACTAATCGGGAACGTAAAGGGCAAAAAGAACTGGGGATACAAGTTGAGTGAACGGGCGAGAATGGGTGAGCCAAATTATGAGTTCCACAAAATTACCGCCTATGACGGAGTGAGTGCTGGCATCCTTAAATTAGAGGAAGTTGAACAGGCGAAACGTGATTTGCCACAGCATATATTTTCCGAGTTGTATCTTGCCGAGCCGACCGAGGATGGCAGCAACCCATTTGGATTGAGCTATATTTCGCAGTGCATTGAGCCGATTAGCAACCGCCCTGCGGAGTGGTATGGCATCGACTTGGCAAAGTATTCGGACTGGACAGTCATAATTGGATTGGATGCAGAATATAAGGTTTGCCACTTTGACCGCTTTCAAATGGATTGGTCACAGACAGAGCAGCGAATTATTCGTACCATTGGTGCGACACCTGCTGCATTAGATAGCACGGGTGTTGGTGATCCTATCGTTGAGAAAATACAGCGTGTCTGCCCCCGTGCAATCGGTGTGAAATTTACATCAGTCAGCAAACAGCAAATGATTGAGCAACTTACAGCCGATGTTCACGCTGGAATGATTAAATTCCCAGAGGGTATAATTGCGGATGAAATGCGTAACTTTGAATTTGAACACACGCAGACGGGCATGCGATATTCAGCACCATCAGGACTACACGATGACGCTGTTTGTGCTTTGGCACTTGCCCGGCATTGCAGCATAAAAAATAAAAAAGGAGTATTTGTAATAGTATGAAATTACCAAAATCATGGCAGGACATCAGCATCGGCACTTTTCAGCAGTTGCACAAGTTGACCGAGCCGACGTTTGAAAACCAAATCGCCACGCTGGCTATCCTTACTGACAAAAGTGTGGATGAAATAGAAGAGTTGCCAATTAAGGACATAACCTCTGCCATTAAATCGTTGGCGTGGATGTCGCAGTTACCGACCGCAAAGGATTGCAAAAAGTTTAGGCACGGGCTGACAACTTATAAATTTGTGGCATCACAGCACGAACTGGCCGCACATCAGTTTATTGCCGTGCAGGATTTGTTTGGTCAGCAGGATAATTGGGTAGGAAACCTGCACAAAATCATGGCTGCCCTTGCTGTCAAATACAAATGGTTCCGCAAGTCGGAAATTAAACCCACCGAATTCGAGGGGGTTGCTGATTTATTCCGTGAACGCATGAGCATCGCCAATGCCTACGGATACGCACTTTTTTTTTCTCTATGCTTGCCGGAGTTACTCGAAACTACCCGAGTATATTTAGAGCAGGAAGTGGCGAAATTGAAGAAGATAGCCGCAGAAAAGACCGCCCAGCAATCGCATGGCTCAAAACAATAGACAGCATGGCAAATGGCGACCGCACTAAATGGGACTTCTTTTTAAACATGACATTGGTGGAGTTCTTGAATGCGGTATCGTTCCACAATGAGAAACAAAGGGCAAAGACCGAACGGCTAAATGCAGCCGCACAAGGTGCAAAATCTGCAAAAGACAGCAGCGTATATCAAATTGCTTTATTGCAGGAAATGATTTAACCTACTTTTATATGTAGGGCTACGGCCTTGCCGGGTTAGTGTATAGAAGGTAACATTTCCATGTCGACTAACGGGTTGCTTTGAGCGGCAATAGATAAGCAATTCAAATATGGAGGACGGGGGTTCGATGCCCCCACCCGGTGCGATGAATATTAGTAAGGCAGATTTAGCCAAACTGGATGAATTGCTGCCACGTATCGGTATCGACGAGGCCACAGGTGGCATGGGTGGCTCTGTGCTGGGTGATGCAATGGTTGGCGTTGCTCAGGTAATTATTGACAAGCTAAAACAATCAGCAAGGGAAAAGGGTGTCAAAGCAACTGGCAACCTTATTCAAAGCATTAGGGCAGATTTTCCAAGTGTCACCCCACAGGGTATTACGGTGGCAATCGAAATGGCTGATTACTACCAATGGGTAGAGAGTGGCAGAGGCAAGGGAAGACGACCACCGATTGCGAGTATTGAGCAGTGGATTTCTGCAAAGGGCATTCAGGTAAGGCAATCCAAAGGCGAAAGTAAACAATCGGTTTTAGATAGGCGTAAATCAATGGCAATCGCAATCGCAAACAAAATCGCATCCAAAGGAACAATAAAGCGTTTTGGTTACAAAGGGTCGGGTTTTATAGCCGATGTCCTTACCCAGCAGAACATTGACACAATCGCACAAAAACTATCCGACATAACCGGGCTTCGAATTTCGGTGTATCTGAGTACCGAGGTAACGCAATAGGTACTTTTATAGGTAATGGCAATTACAATTAATACCGAGCCAAACGACATCAGCCCGGTTTATTCCGATATCAGCTATGTGGTAACTTCCACCAACTACGCACAGAGCAATTTTAAGTTTATTGCGGTGGTAAAAAACGCATCCAACGTGGTCATTGCAAAACTGAAAGCACCGATTTTTCACGGCACTACGGACAAGGGTGTTTTTAACATCAGCCGAATTTTGCAAAATTATGTGACTTATGACTTCACGCAATCGCTTGCATCCATCAGCAAATGCACAAATTCATATCTGGCATACAGCGTTGAATTTGGTGAGGAATATGGTGGCACGGAATATCTAACCCTTGCAACCGACACGGGCAAATATGTGTGGAACGGCCTGTTTAATCTGTATGGCAGCGAAACCACAGCAACATATCAAATCACCTACCCAAGCACTACGCCTAAATTTCTTAGCCGTGTACGTACAAGGAGGGTGACACTTGCACAAACCGACTACCTCTACTTTTTACGTGGGGCAGTTGGGGCAGCAACCGAAATACAAGTCAAAGCGTATAATGCCGCTGGCTCATTGATTGCCACATCACAGATAAAAAACAACTTCACGGATGCAGGCGAAAAGTCGGAGTTTTTATTGCGTTGCCCTGCTGGCCCTGATAACCTTAACGACATCACGGCAGGCAACCTAACAAGCGGAACGGCTGGCAATGTGATACCAGCATCAACAGATTACTACACCATGCAGGCCATTGATAGCGGAAGTCAGTTGGGCAGCGAACTTTACCGATTTGATGTGGTTGAGGAGTGCAGCAAATACACACCGCAGTATTTGTACTTTTTAAACCCTCTGGGCGGCTTTGAAAGTGTGCGTTGTAGTATGGCATCCAAAGACAAGTATAGCATCAACAGAAAGCAATTCAAGAGAAATAACTACACGCTGTCCGGCAACATATACTCATACGATACCAGCAAGCACGGCATCACAAATTACGCAGTTGAAAAAACCAAAGAGGTGACACTGAATACCAACTGGCTGAATGAAACGGAATTTGAATGGCTGCAAGATTTGATTGCCTCCCCTGTGGTTTTTCTCGGCAACATCCCGGTCAACATAACCGAAACAAGCTACGAGGTATTTGATGATATCGACGGCCCGAATAACTTGAAAATAACTGTCCAATATACTGAACCTGAAAGGTTGCAAAACGCATGAACAATGTAAGATTAGTATGCGGTGGGGTATCGGTTGACCTGCCGAGTGATTTTGGAATACTGATAAATAAATCCATTGCCGACATCAGGGAACCAGAAAGCCGCAGTTCGGATTGGTCAAAGACATTCACACTGCCCGGCACAAAGGCAAACAACAAGCTGTTCACCCACTTGTTTGATTTGAACCTAAGCATCCGCAATACATCTGCCACGAATTTCAATCCCGATTTCAACCCTAACTTAAAAGCCGATGCAATCCTGCAAGTTGATGAGGTTACGCAGATACAGGGCTTTATTCGTCTGCTGGGTATCAAAATAAATGACTTCAATCAGATTGAATATGAATGTTCGATGCACGGGGAGTTGGCTGACTTGTTCGCAAAGGTAGCCGATGCCAAACTTGCTGATTTAGATTTTACCGCATACAACCACATCATCAGCGACACGAACATTTTTAATTCGTGGGATACTTCCATTGTAAAAAACAATTCATCTGGCTATGTGAATTTCAGCGGTGGTTCACCGATTGGTGAGGGCTACGTTTACGGCTGGATTGATAACGGAACCTATGCCGATTATTCAATGATGTATACCGATGACATGACCCCGTACCTATATGCCAAAACGGTTGTCGATGCTATATTCAGCGGCACGGGTTATTCTTACTCATCCGGCAGTTTCTTTAATTCGGCACAATTTAAAAGATTGGTCGTGCCTTGCCCTACACAATACCCAGTACTTTCACAGCAACAGATTATAGAAAGGCAGTTTGAAGCCAAATCGTCGGGCAATGTAACATTATCAAATAATCAGCAGATTTTATTCCCGGTAGAGATTACAGACCCATCAAACCAATACGACACAGGAACCAGCAAATTTACAAATGATTATAGCGGACAGCGTTATGATTTTTTCTTTGTCTGTAAATTAGAAGCTGATTACCAAAATATGTTTAATTATCAATTTTGGTATGGTTTATATATAAATGGAGTAAGAGCAAAATGGCTCAAAATAGATACATATAGTGTTAATTTAGGTACTAATAAATTAACGGTTGATATATCAGCTGCTTTTGAAAATATAAAACTAAATACAGGCGACCAAGTTACTATAAAATTTGAGGAGGCATTGGAAGAAGATACAACTCTTGGCCCCGGATTTTTACCTTATGCAAGTGGCACTATTACACAACTGGCTGACAGCAAATTTTTAAATGGAATAGTTGACGGAATTTATGGTTATGGTGATACTTTGGATTTCACAGGGTTTTTTACAGGAGTTGAAACCAAACAACGTGAGTTCATGCGTTGGATTTTTACCATGTTTAACTTGTATATTGAAGCAACTGAAATAGATAAACAGCTGATTATTCTGCCACGTGAGGAATTTTTAACAAATACGGTTAGAGATTGGACAGAAAAAAGGGATATATCACAGCCATTGGAAATTATACCGATGGGTGAACTTGAAGCAGGCCGTTATACATTTACATACAAGCAGGGCAAAGATGACGGCAACAAATACTATGAGGAAGATTACAGCCGCATATATGGTGACAGGCAGATTTTAATTCAAAACGATTTTGTCAAAGATGAAAAGAAAATCGAAATCGGATTTGTTCCTACATTAATCGTAAAACCTGAAAACGAGATTGATAAATACCTGCCCGAAATCGCAACCAATAATGGTGAACAGAAATCTGGTGATTTAAGAATTTTACAATATAAAGTAAAAACATCGCAGGTTTATACCGTTAGAAATGGTGCATTTAGCACAACGGCAACGGGCGGAGTTACAAAAACAAAGTACCCTTTTATGGGGCATTTAGACGACCCATTGACATCTACTACTGATATAAATTTCGGCCTACCTCGTTTTATAGGATTGCCACCGGGTACACCCGTTACAAACAATAATCTTTTCAATCAATACTGGTCAAAGTACATGCAGGAAACTACCGACAAGGATAGCAAGATAGTTAAAGGGCAATTTTATCTTACCCCTGCTGACATGGAAAAGTTGTCATTCCGTGACTTGTACTTTTTTGACAATAATTATTTCCGGCTAAATAAAATAGAGGACTATGACCCAATCAACCCCTCGGTCAATATCTGTGAGTTTCTTTTCCTTAAATCAGGTGTGACATTTTCTGCAACGACTGGCAGCGTTGGTGGTGGCGGTAAGCGTCAGGATATATTTAGCGGATTGGAGGAATACGACCCACGTGGTGGCAATAATCAGGGCAAAGTAATACAGGGTAAAGGGTTTTCGCTCGGTGAATTTAATAGTGCTGGTGACGGCATTATGGCTGGTGATGCAATCAGTAATTTTGGCCGAGCCAATGCGGCATTTGCTACAAGTGGAACAACATTCCTAAATGGAAGTCAACGCAGCATCGTAATAGGTGAGGGTGTGCAGAATGTTGAAAGTGATGAGGTATGGCTACAAGGCCACCTCATGACACAGGAAAACTTCACCACCAATCGCATTGAGTTGACCACAGCCACATCGGTAACTGCTGATTTATACAAGGACATCTACATCATGGATTGCACGGCAAACACCACGTTAAATTTACCCGATGCAACCACTTGTTTGAGCAAGGCATACTACGTTTACAAAAATACGTCAGCACACTCGCTTACTATTGACCCCTACGAAGCACAAACGATTGATGACGGGGCAACTTATGTAATCACAGGACACTATGAATGTGTGCAAATTGTCAGTGACGGCACACAATGGAGAGTAATATCAAAAAAATAAAATGGCACAAACCACAGTAGCAATAAATTTAGAGGCCAAAACCAAAGGCACGGAAAGCGTAAAGTCGCTGAAAACACAAATCAGGGAGGCCACCCAAGATGCAGCCGCAATGGCTCAAAAGTTTGGGGAGTTTTCACCACAGGCGATTGCAGCCACAAAGCGTGTAGCTGAACTTAAAGACCAAATGCAGGATTTGCAACAGCGTGTTCAAGCATTAAATCCTGATAAGTTTGAAGCAATCGGTAAGGTTGTTGGTGGAGTGGCCAGTGGATTTACCGCAGCACAGGGGGCAATGGCTTTGTTTGGTGCTGAAAGTGAAGATGTGCAGAAATCATTGCTAAAAGTGCAGGGTGCAATGGCACTTGCACAAGGAATGCAGGGATTGTTGGATGCTGGAAAGCAATTTAGGGCATTGGGTCAATCTGCTGTTGCTGCATTTAATTCAATGACCACTGCATCAAAAGTATTTTTGGCAACTGGTATTGGTTTGCTAATCACAGCCATTGGTTATGTAGCTGCAAACTTTGACGACCTTGCAAAATCACTTGGTTTCGCCAAAAGCGAAATGGACAAGATGAACAAGGCCATGAATGTTGCAGCAGCAGAAACCAAAACCCAAGCGGCTGATTTAAACTTTTACAACACCGTTGTTCAGGACACTACAAAAAGCGAGGGTGAGCGTGAGTTCGCATTGCAGAAACTTAAAGAGGCAGGTATCGCAACAGATGATGTAAACATAGCAAATGCCAATTCTCTTGGTAAATTAAATGATAGAGTTGCACAGCAAATCGTTTTGATTGCACAAAGGGCAAGGGTTGAAGCATCAGCACAAATTCTGCAAGAGAAAACCAAAAAGCTGATTGAAATGCAGAATGGTGATTTAGATGATGCAACAAGTTTGTGGGATAAATTTGTTGCAGGTGCAAAAGGTGCTTTTATGGGTGCTGCTGCTGGTGCAGAGGAATATCAAAAACGTGGCTTAAATAATATAAATGAAGCCCAGAAAGAAGTAACACAAGCAACCCAAGTATATCAAAAAGAACTTGAAAAAAATACCAAATTAGAGGGTGTTGCTGTTGCCACTTCAAAGGCAGTTACCTCCACTTTAAAAAATCAAAAACAAGCTACCCGTGATTTAGCACAAGAGGAATTGCAGCGTAGGGCTACTATGTTAGCAATTGACCAAACAACACTTGATAAAGCCATTGCCGCAGCTGATGCAGCATTTGCGGTAAAAGTAAAACAACTTAAAGAACAAGGATTTACAGAGGTTCAAATCGCCACAATGCGTGATGCCGAACTGGAAAAGGTGCGAACTGCGTTTTATGACAAACAAAAGGCCGATGATAAAAAAGCTGCTGATGAAAAGGCAGAATTTCAAAAGAAACAAAATGAAAGTTTACTGAAAGCCAATGATACATATTTTAAGGCAGCACAAACACAGCTAATTGAAAGAAACGCATCACAGGCAGAATTTGATGCACTTGAACTTGAAAGATTACAGGCAAACCTAGATGCACAAAAAGCAATCAATGATGCTAATAGTGCAGAGGTTGTTGCAGCCGAAGCGGAACTGGCAGCAAAGAAAAAAGACATTTACGATAAAGATGCCAAAGCCAAAGAGGACACAGAAAAAGCAAAACGTGCGGCTGAAATGGCAACCCTCGAAAGTGCATCTTCAATAATCGGCTCTCTCGGTCAGCTATTTGGACAAAGCGAAAAAGAACAAAAGGCATTCGGTCTTGCACAAATCGCAGTTGATACCGCAAAGGCATTGACCGCAGCACAGGCCAATGCAATGGCACCCACACCTGACAACGTGGCGACAAGTGGTGCTGCTGGTTTTGCTAAATATGCCGGGTATGTGGCAATTATTCTTTCAAACGTAGCACGTGCAAGGGCATTGATAAAAGGTTCTGGTGGAGGTGGTGGAGGTGGGGGTGGTGCTGCTGCTGCACCTGCTGCCCCGTCATTTGCACCAACCGTTGGCGGTGGACTACCTGATGAGCAGCAGTTTGGTGGCATGGGCAGAGTTTATGTGTTGGAGGGTGATATTACCAAAACCCAAACCCGTGTGCGTAGGTTAAGAAATACCAGTGTCGTTTAAACCTACTTTTAAAGATATGGATTTGCCAGTTTACAAAATTGTCGTTAATGAGGATGATGACACCGGGGTTGAGTTCGTGTCGTTGGTTGACCGCCCTGCTATACAAAAGGATTTCATGCTGTTTAATCAGCAGTTTGTTGAACCCGGTGCGAAAGAAACTGAGGATGAATTTATCAGCAGGTGTATTCCGTACATGGTAGGCGAGGGCATGGAACAAGACCAAGCCGCTGCCGTGTGTTATTCCAAATGGCAAAGCCGCAAAGAATTTGAAAGCTATGACGATTACCCAGAAGCAGCCAAAGAAAACGCAAAAGTTGCACTGCGTTGGGCAGAGGAAAACGGCTGGGGTGATTGCGGCACTCCCGTAGGCAAGATAAGAGCAAACCAATTAGCCAATGGTGAAGCCATTACCCGTGAAACCATTGCACGAATGGCAGCATTTGAACGCCACAGGCAGAACAGCCAAAAAGAACTTGGCGACGGATGCGGTAGATTAATGTGGTTGGCATGGGGTGGTGATGAGGGCATCGAATGGGCAAGCCGTAAACTGCAACAGATAGACATGAAACAGGCATACAGCGTGCAGGATGAGGAAAAGCGTATTGTCACCGGGCCTGCAATGTTGGCTGATTTACCCATTTACCGCTATGATGATGTACGTGGTGAGTACTATGTAACCTTTGATGCACCTACTATTTGGACTATTGCCAAAAAATTTGTCCGTAAAAACTTCTACAAGGCCGTAAATACCGACCATGAAACCCCCGTTGATAGTGGTGTCCACATGATTGAGAGTTATTTTATTGACCGCGAGCGTGGTGTTATGCCACCCAAAGGATATGAGGATGCCAAAGACGGCAGCTGGTTCCTGACCTATTTAGTGGACAATGACGAATTATGGTCAAAAGTAAAAGCAGGGGAATGGAAAGGGTTTAGCGTTGAGGGCTTTTTTGACATGGAAGAACAAGACGAGGTTGTAACGCTGATGCGTGAAATAGCCACCATGCTGAAAAATTTTGCATAGGTTTTACCATACCTACCTTTTATGGTATGGATTTCAAAACAGAACTTTCAGAAATGAAGAGCGGACTTGCTGCTTTTATGGCAGAAGTTAAGCAGCGTTTCAATGAAGTTCCTGCTGAACCCGTTGAAGCTGCGTTTGGTGAGTTGACTTTGGTTGACGGCACAATCGTAGTATTTGACGGTGAAGAATTGAATGCTGGCAGTATGCTGTCAGTAAAAACTGAAGAGGGTATCGTGCCTGCTCCTGATGGGGTTCACGAAACCACCGACGGTCTGCTGATTACTACCAAAGACGGTGTTGTTGAACTTATCGAAGAGAAAACAATGCCCGTTGAGGAAGTTGAGGTTGAAAATCAATTCGCAAGCTTGGAACAATTTGACGCTCTGCGTGCCGCTAATGAGGAACTGGCTGCAAAGATTGCCACCCTCGAAAATGCCCTTATCAATGTGTTGGGCAAAGTAGAAGAAACTTTCAGCGTATTTGAAAAGTTTGCATCTGCTACACCTGAGCCAGCTAAAAAACCCTTTGGCTCTGTAAACAAAAAAAACGAAGAAATTTTTAAGGGTTTTGTTTCAGCATTAAACAAAATTAAAAACTAATAATCATGGCATTTGACGTAACTGGTTTAAGTAACTACACCAAAGAGGAGAGCCTTACGCTCCTGACCAAAGCTATGTTCACAGGCAAGACAGCTTCTCTGCTGAATGCCGCCGGACAAGTTCTCCCTAACATTAAAAGCTCCGAAATTCTGCCTCTGCTGTATTCGGATGTTTATTTTCAAGCCGACAGCTGTTCTTATCAGTCAAGCGGAAACACCACCCTTTCTAAGCGTACTTTGACCGTAGGTAAAGTAAAGGTTCAAGAGACCCTTTGCCCTAAAGACCTCGAAACCAAATACACGCAGAAAGCTTTGAACGCTGGCGAAGCCATCGACATGGGTGTTTTCACCGAGCAGATTGGTAACGAAAAAGCTGCTAAGATTGCCGAAGCTATCGAAACTGCTATTTGGCAGGGTGACACCACTGGTGGCGTTGGAAACAACGCTTACTGGGATGGTTTCCTTACCCAGCTTGATGACCTCGGATTTGGTGGCGCAGGCGACCCCATCAAGGGTAACGTAGGTGATGCATACACTTCAATCACTGCTTCAAACATCGACGATATTATCGGTACTATTTACAGCGTAATTCCTGCCGAACTGTTGGGCAAGCCTGACCTGTTCATCGGTATGGGTGTTGACACTTTCCGCAAATACCGTCAGTGGCTGGTAGGTGCTAACCTTTACCACTACCCTGCTAACGAAGTAGCTGAAATGGAAATCATCGACCCTGTAACTGGTATCAAAATCTACGGTCTGCACGGCATGAACGGTACTAACAAAATTGTTGCTGGTCTGTGGAGCAATTTCTTCTTGGGTACAGATTTATTCGATGAGGAAAGCGATTACAGCTTCATTTTCAATCCATTTGAGAGGCGCGTACAATTCCACGCTGCCTTTAAATACGGAGTTGCTCTGGCCTACCCAGAACAAGTTTGCTACTTTAAACTTCCATAATAACTAACCATTAAGTAAGTTACAAAGAAGTAAGTTTAACCCGGGGGGTGGGGATACAACCTCACCCCCTTTTTAATTAAAAAATAAAAAAATGGCCTGTATACTCACCACCGGCTTCCAGCTTGACTGTAAGACAGCAAGTGCCGGAATTAAGACAATTTGGCTCGTTGAATTTGACGCCAAATCTACCCTCACAAAATCAAGCGGCGAAGTTTCCGCACACACCTTGTCAGGTGGCAAATCTTATTTCAAGTACGAACTTGAAAAAGAAACTGCCTCTATGACTTGGAGAACAATTCCCTCAACTGAGAACGGCACTGTATTTTACGAAGCCGACCTCGTTGCACGTCTGCACAAAGTAACCACCGCCCAGCGTAACGAAATTAAGCTGTTGGCTCAAAACCGTATGTTGGCTATTGCCCTTGATGCAAGCGGTGACTACTGGCTGCTGGGTGCTGACTACGGTGTTCAGTTGCAGCAGAGCGAAACTAACTTCGGTCAGGCGTTTGGTGACTTCAAAGGTCACGTTTTAAATTTCTTGCACAAAGAAACCGATTTACCTTTGAAAGTTCAAGCGGCTGTTGTATCTTCGCTGGCTCTTGGTTCGTAATTGATTTGAGTGTTTCATGCAAAGGGGGCTGCCATTCGGTGGCCCTTTTTGTTTAACATCAAAACTATCTACTTTTATGGGTAGATGTTGTACATCACAAAAGGCGGCACACCAGAGTTGATAATCACGGGCAAGGAGAAAGTGACTATTTCTCCCGTGTATTATTTGTTGGTGTTCGAAAGTGAAATGTCGCAGGAAAGAAAGGCATTTATTGTGGCAGATAGCAGCACATCACCCAACAGATACCAGTTATTTTCATTTGTTGAGGGTAGTAGCACCGCCAAAACATTGGCCGTAGGTACGCATTACTGGTCGCTATACGCACAGACAAGCCCGACCAACACAAACTATCTGCTGGCAAACGAAGAAATAGACCGCGGCCTTGCGTATGTCAGCACAAGCCACACACCATTTAACGACCACGAAGTCAACACAACGATTAAACAGCACAACGTAGGATAATGAGTTTTGAACTATTACGCATAAATTTTGCCGAAAGCAAACTCCCTGTTTTTAAAGAAAACAAAAACAAGGGTATAATGTATTACGGTGAGGACAATAATTTCCCTCAACATCTGCTTGAATTTTACAACCGCAGCCCAAAACACGGGGCCATTGTTCGCCAAAAGGCGCGTTTTGTGGCAGGTGAGGAGACCGTTGTTGACGGCAACCCCAATGCTTCAAAAATAATCGACTACGTAAACCCTTATGAGGGTGTGCAAGAGTTTAAAAACAAGTTGGCTCTGGATTATGAGCTGTTTAATGGCTTTGCATACGAGGTGCATTACAACAAATTGGGGCAGTTGGCAGCACTTTATCACGTTGATTTCAGCAAGGTTCGGACATTAGACCACGAACTTTATATGTACGCAGAGGATTGGAAAAAGGCAAAGCATGAGGATATGAAGCATTACCGCCCTTTCAACCCTAAAAAGGCGCAGCCAATGGAAGTTCAGCTGTTCTACTTCCGTGAATATGCACCGGGTCTGGGTGTTTATCCTCTGCCACCTTATCAGCACTGCTTGCAATATATTGAAATCGATGTTGAGATAGCTAATTTTCATAACAACAATATCCGCAACGGGTTTTCAAATGGCACGTTGGTTCAGTTGTTTAAAGGTCAGCCATCGCAGGAAATAGCCTATGAATTTGAGCGCAAGTTCAAAGCCAAAACAACTGGCACGGATAACGCAGGTGGTGTGCTGATACAGTTCAATGAAATGAACGAAAAGGAAGCCACCATCAACCACTTGCAACCCAGCGAAATGGACAAACAATTCCTGCAACTGAATGAAACGGTGCAGGATGAGATTTTCGTCGGTCATAACTTCCCCAAAATTCTTCTCGGCTATGCCACAGAGGGTGCGCTCGGGCAGCGCAACGAAATGATACAGGCGTATGAGTTGTTGCATAAAAGCTACATTAACCGCAGGCAGAGTAAACTTGAAACATGCCTTGAAAACACCCTTGAAACCGTTTATCCCGGCATCATAATTACCACCAAAGACAGCGAGTTTTTGGGATTGGATTTTGTTGCCTTGTATCAGGCAAACATTGCCACACTTGAAGAGACACGCAACGCACTTGGATTACCAACAACACCGCAACCGCAGGCAGTCACTTTTTCATCACAAGTTAAATGCGAGTGCGAATTGTGGAAAGATAGCGACATCGAGGTATTTTCAAAGTTTGGTGTGAGTGCTGACGAGTTTGAAGATGTGCCGATGCTGTTTGCACTTGACACCAAAGAGAAAAAAGTATTGGCAGTGGTAACGGCTGATGAAAAGGCAACCGTAAAAAACATTGCTGATGCGGTTAAATTGGATGAGCCGGAAGTAATCGAGATACTGAAAAAACTGCAATCCGATGGAAAACTGAACTGGACAAATAATGCCATCAAAATCACCGATATCGGCAGGGCTGATATTCAGGATGAGGGATTGCCTAAAATAGAGGTGAGATACAAATACGATTTAAGCCCGGATGCACCACCTTTGATGCCCGGTGGAAAGAGCCGTGAGTTTTGTATTAAAATGATGGAAACAAACAAGCT